AAAAAGTGAAACAGCTAATAGTTATGTCACATTGGCAGAAGCTAATAGTTACTTTGAAACAGTACCAGACTCCTCAACCTGGACAAATAAAACTGACGACCAGAAAAATAGAGCATTAATATCAGCTACTCGATGGATTGAAAGTTTTGTATTTTACGGAGACAGATGCGATGAAAGTCAGGCACTAAAATTTCCTAGAACTAATTACCAGGTAGATGGTGTAGAACTAGCTTGCAGCACAATTCCAAATAATATTAAATATGCAGAATACGAACTAGCTAGAGCACTAGCAAATGATACTGATGCTATGACAGGTAATACAGGAACAGATGGTAACTTCTCTGAAGTAAAGCTAGGAGATATTGAAGTCAAATACAATACTGCAAGTCAGGGAACTGGCTCTGTTAATAATATTTTAGATGTTTACCCGTGGTTACAAAGTTATCTTGGAGCGTATATGCTAGGTGGAGCAGGAACTTTCCAACTAAGGGCGGTTAGAGGATAATGGCAGGACAACTAGATACAGCACTAAAGAACATTGCAAAACAGGTTGTTTCACTACTTGGAGATTCTTTAGATACAACTATTGTTTACACAAGAAAAGGTGTATCAAGTTACGACAACACTACTGGACAATACATAACAGTAGATACGAACTACACGATAAAAGTTCCTATTGAGTTTGTTAGATCAACTGAAGAGACAGGTTTTCAAGAAAACGTTGCAAGGCTATACATAACACCTGACTTAATAGGAGATAATCAGCCTTTATTACAAGATGAAATTACTTTGACATTTTCTGGATCTAGCAGAGGTTGTAAGATAACAAATATTCTTACTCAAAAAGGTGGTCAAGAATATTTATTCAGAGTTGATGTTATTTTCTAATGACTTTAGTAAACGCACGAGCAGCATTTGAAACCGCAATATTAGATGCGGTAACAGACGCAGATCCTACTGTGTTGGTAATTTTTGACAATATGCCATTAAGCACTCCAGGTAAGAACAAAAAGTATGTGATGGTAAGTTTGGACTTTGGACAATCTACTACTCAAACACAGGGAGCAGCAACAAGTTACTATTCTGGATCTATAAGATGTGGAATTATGACACCACCGCATAAAGGAAGTGCGGAGGCATCTGCTATAGCTGAAACAGTTATTACAGGTCTTACTTCTGTAAATGCTTCAACTTACACAGATACATTTTCTGTAAGTCCAAGAGTATTACAAATTGAAGGACCAACTTCTGTAAATGTTGAAGCAGATAGTCATTACTTATCTGTTGTAAGCTGCGACTTTACTGCTAATGCCTAAAGATTTTAAAAAGCATTTTACTAAAGATTTAGGAAAAGCAATTACTAAGGGAAGAAAAGAGGTTGCAAGAACAGTAACTCTTTCTTTAATTGAAAAAGGTCCGTGGTGGACAGGGACATTCGGAGAAAACTGGATAGTATCAAAAAACCCCGTTCAACCTAATAGAAACAGAAAGAGGACAGGTTTTCCATTTCCCGAAATGGATAAGAACCGAGAAATAAAAACCCCAAGAGTTCCTAATGTAACACTTAGTCAAGATTTGTATGTCGGTAACAGAGCCAAATATGCTGGTTTTGCAATTAACGCACCAGGGCAAACATTACGAAGTTTTAGAGGTGGGTCAGTAACTTATAAACAACATTTTGAAGAGTCTACATTTCCAACAGCAATGGCAGGAAACTGGTATGTAATCTATACAAAAGGAGGATTTATTAACAAAGACATAGCAATGGCATTTAAAAAGGTTGGCTTTAAGTAATAAAGTAGTAGTATAGTTAATAGATAATAAAATTATTTTTGCATGGCAACTGAAAGAGCAATCGACAAACTAAAGAAAGCCTTTAGTGTAGATAATAAGAGCAGTTATGAAATCTACAAAAATGGTCAGGTAGTTTTAAAAGTTTACTGGTCACCTTTAACTATTGCTGATAGAGACACAATAAATACTACTCTAATAAAAGCAAATAGAGGTCAGGAAGAAGGAAGTTTAGACTTTGCACTCCAGGTAATTATTGGTAAGGCTGAAGATGAAACTGGTAACAAGTTATTTACTGAAGGAGATAGAGCAAGTCTTAGAAGAGAAATACCAATGTCAATATTGTTAGAACTTATGACAAAAATGCAAGAGTTGGGCGAGGAGGCAACTCCTGATGCCGTAAAAAGCTGAATTAAAAAAGAATAGCTATCTCCATATGCAATTTTTTATTGCAGAAAAACTGGGTATGACATTAGTTGAGCTACGAGGCAAAATGTCTTTAGAAGAAATGTATGGCTGGAACGGATATTTCAATTACAAAACTGAGCAGGAAGAAAAAGCATACGAAGATGCAAAAAGAAAAGCTCAAACTCGCAAGGTACGCTAAACTAAACATAATGTTTTACCTAAATTAGTGGCATCTAATTACGAAGTTAATATAAAATTAAATACTAGAACTGTTAATAAGCAGCTAAATAATCTTGAAAAGCGTATATCAAAGTTAAATAAATTAGCTCAAGGTGGAAGAGCAAATAGAACTGTATTACAGAACGAAAGACATAAAATTAATATGGCATCAAAACGATTACAAATAGAAAATAGAAATTTAAGAACAAAACAAAACCAATTAAAGGTCGATAAGCAACAATTAAAAGTAGAACAGCAAACTGCTGCTGCAATAAGTAGACAAAGTAACGTAGTTAAAACAAGAGGAGGCAGACCTAGTTCAAAAATACCTTTAGGTGCTAGCTCTCCACTTAATTTTAGTCCTATGGGTCAGATGCTTCCAGGAAAAGGAAGCACGGGTGGAAGTGGTATTTTATCAGGAGCATTAATAAGTGGTGCATTTCCGTTGTTATTTGGACAAGGACCATTAGGTGCTGCTGCTGGTTTCGGTGGTGGATTGATTGGAGGAAAGTTAGGAGGACAGACGGGAGGTTTTGCTGGAGGTTTAGTTGCTACTGCATTACTAACTCAGGTACAACAAATTACAGATTCTACGGCTAAGTTAGGTCAGGCATTTAATCTCTTAACTCCTGACATTGAAGGGTTGACTACAGCTTTAGGGGTAAATGGAACAGAACGAGAAAAACAAATACAGTTACTTAAAAAGTCGGAAGGGACGCAAGCTGCATTAGCAGCCGTAACTGAGCAAATGAATCAAGCTATCGGTGCGGATGCCGTTAAAGGATTAAAAGACTTTGGAGAGGTCAGCAGACTAATAGGTAATCAGTTCCAATTATTAGGAACAAAAATGCTTGTTGCGTTACTGCCTGTTCTTAACTTGATGACTGCACCTTTCGCTGCACCAGCAAAAATAGCAGAAAGAGATAGGCTTGCAGAAATAGGAGGATCAACAGACGATCCACAATTAAAAGCTTTAGAGGCTCAATTAGCAAATGTTGGTAAAGGTACAGGAAGAGGAGGAGTTAAAAAAGCAGAACAAAAAAGGGCTGGATTCCAAGCACAAATAGATGCTAGAAAAGAAGAACTTGCGTTGTTAGGAAAAGGTTTAGAAAGGCAGACAACTATAAATATGATTGAAGATTCAAGATTGAAGAAGGTCAGACAACAAAATACTTTATTACAGGCAAAGATTGATGGTAATTATGAAGAAGTTTTATTAGCACAAGAACTTGATGCAAAGATAAAAGAAATGGTTGAGGATGGTGCAAAGATAGAAGAATTAGATATAAATAAAATTGAAAATTTGTTGAAACAAAATAATGCACTAGAAAAACAAGCAGAACAAGCTCAAAAAATAAAAGAGCAATTTAAATCATTAGGTCAATCGCTTGCTACAGATGTTGCTGATGGTTTACAAGGTCTTATTCGTGGTACATCTACGTTGAACGATATGCTCAGTAATGTAATGAATAAAATGATTGATGCTGCATTTAACATGGCATTATTTGGCAATCCAGGAGGAACATTAGGGGGAGGAGGACTTTTTGGTTCATTATTTGGTGGATTAGGTTCATTGTTTGGTGGTAGAGGGGGTGATTCTACATTTGGAACTGGGATACCAAGTGGAGCAAATTTATTACCAGGATCTTTTGGTATATCTAGTATTACAAGAGCAGCAGGAGGTCCAGTAAAAGGAGGAAGTGGTTATCTTGTTGGAGAACGTGGACCAGAAATGTTTACACCTGGAGTTTCTGGAATGATTACACCAAACCATGCTCTTGGAGGATCTACAACTGTAGTAGTTAATGTAGATGCTTCTGGATCTAACGTAGAGGGTGATGAACAGCAGGGAAGAGAACTTGGTCGTTTGATTTCAGTTGCAGTACAATCTGAATTAGTTAACCAGAAAAGACCTGGAGGAATACTTGCATAATGGCTACTTTTCCCTCTATCACTCCAAAATACGGGCAAAGAAAAAAATCGAGTCCAAATACCAGAACTGTCCGTTTTGCTGATGGTTATGAACACAGGATTCTTTTGGGTCTCGCACAACATCAAAATCCAAAAGAATTTAGTTTTACTTTTGAAGTTTCAGAAGTAGAAGCAGATGCCATAGAAGTATTTTTAGACGCTAGAGCAAACGATAGTGATAGCTTTACTTTTACACCTCCAGGGGAACCAAGTTCTTCACAGTTTGTTTGTGAAAGTTGGTCTAAGTCAATTCCCTACCTTAACAGAGCAGTTATTCAAGCAACTTTTAGGGAAGTATTTGAACCAGCATCATAATGGCAGTAAATCAAGCAGTATTTAGTGATCTTCAATCAATAAATCCATCAGCACTTATTGAATTGTTTACTCTTCAATTAGATAATGCGTTACATGGTGCGACTACTGTTTATCGTTTTCATGCTGGCAGTAATCTAAATGCAAATGGGCAAATAGTGTGGGCTGGAAACTCATATCTTAGATTTCCTATAGAAGCTAACGGATTTTCATTTCAAAAAGGTCAGCTACCTCGACCCAAATTAATAATAAGTAATGCCACAGGTTTAATTTCAGCAATACT